TAATGAATTTTATATATACATTTTAACAGAAAATGATAAATTGTACAAATATTTTATACAAACTTATTATAAAACGATATACACATTAACTATCCCTATCTAATAAAAAGTATGTAAATGAAATAAATTTCTATCTTATATACTATCATCCATTATGTTTTAAGTAAACTCGATAACATCAAATCTGATATAATATAGATAAATCTACGACCTTGCAGTGTATTGCGGGTCGTTTTTATTGGAGCAATTATGATAATTTCAGGGGACTTATTAAAAATAAACGGGAGGACAGTTGCAGGGCTTAAAAGTTACAAGATCACCCGTGCCAAACTGTATTCAGACGCTGGACGAAACCTCAATGGTGGACTTTCTGCGACCTTTATTGGTGTATTCCCGAAGCTAGAACTAGAAATTGGTGGGATCTTAACAAAAGAACGTATCTCTGAGCTCTGTGGACTGTTAGATCAAGGATTTTTCAATGTTGAATACTACGATCCGAAGACCGGAGCTACAAAAAGCGGCGCTTATTACGCTTCAGATTACTCAGTAGAACTCCTAGAACGCCAAAGAGGACTATATAAACCGTTCACGGTGAACTTAATACCAATGGAGAAAGCATAATGATCAACGTCTCAGATAATTTTAAACAGGCTATGAGGAAGCCTGTAAAAACTATTACCGCTTCACTAGTTTTAGATGATAATACTGTAATTACTGGTAGCGATAAGCTAATTAAGGTCACAATTGATTCCTCTGGCCACTTATTCGGTACTGCTACTTCTGTAATTAATGTTGAGCTGTTTGGTACTGATTATAATCTAGTTGATCACACATTTAGTGTAATAGCTAAAACTCTTGTCGATATTGAGAATGATACTTGGGAAGAGGCGAACCTTGGACTTTTTTATGTCGAGGAATCCACTGCAGATTTCGAAAAGAAGACTACCAAAATCAAGGGTTACGACCTTATGGGCAAACTTGCTAAAACCTCCTATAACTCTGGCACGATTCAATTCCCTTGCACGGTTAAAGAGCTAATTAATCAACTTGCAGAGCGCTTCGAGTTTACAATCGATACTGATCTCGATAACCTACCAAATATTACCTATCAGATTCCTGAAGACCTGTATGCGAAGATCTCGAATTGTACCTACCGTGATATTCTAGGCGAAATCGCAGGTGCTACTGCTGCTATTGCGGTGTTTAATGGAAAAACTTTATCATTTAGAGATAGCAAGAAGAAGCCAGATGAAGATGAAATCTGGACTTACGACAATCTCAAGACCCTAAAATACAAGCCAAAATATGGTCCAGTGAATGGCCTAGTATTAGCTCGTACACCTCAAGAAGACAATATCGCAATATCTGATAATGACTCTATTACGACTAACGGTCTTACAGAAGTGAAGCTAGCTAATAATGAAATCCTAGATGATGATCGAAGAAACTTAATTGATCCGATCTTCAATTCAATCAAGGGACTATCTTATCATCCGTTTGAAGCAGAGACTACTGGTCTTGGTTGGCATAAGCCGGGAGATCTTGTATCAGCTCAAGCTGGTGGTGGGCTAATGAATGGAAGGACCATTGGGTGGCTTGGTCAGGAGAAGTTTTTGGGCAAAAACCTTATTAAGTTCAACGCTAATTTCACGTCCAATGGCATCTCGGTCAAAACGAATAAAGATGGACGTATCACAGAAGCTAAAGGCACAATGACGGCTGGTTGGGCTGTATTGTCTAAGTTTTATGACGATGTGTTATTCCCTGCTGGAACATATACCTTCTCTGTGGATAGAACATTGAACCATACTCTAACTGTGTCTGGCGGTTATATCGGAGGTGGGGGTTTTAATGCCAACTTGAATGTTGGGCAAACAAAAGTAACATTTACTGCCAGTACCCCATTTAGAACAATGAGACTTGTGGTTTCTGATGCCGTTGGAACAAATATTAACTTAGGAGCTTTTACCCCTAAATTATCGCTTGGCGATACTCCAACCGATGAACCATATATCGGTGACGATACTTCAGCTGGTTATAAAAATATGTTCGATGAATTCTCAGGTCTTCCTGTGAATAAAAATGGTTTATCTTTAATCAACCAAGATGGTGTTCTAAAACTCTCTGGTACGCCAGATAGAGACTGGGTGCAACTGGTTAGCCGAGATATTACAAATATCTTAATGAATAACAGACCGTATACAATCGTTCAATACAATAATCCAAATACTAAGTTTTATGTTGAAATCTCTGCCCGTAAAAAAGATAGTAGTGGTTACGACGTAATTGGTAATAAAACATCTAGAACTCATAATTTTACTGCTAATTTTACGCTGTACGACCGTTACAACATGGTAATTATGTGTGGTAAACAGGACGATACCACCCCACTACCTCTATATGGTAACTTCGGACTATATTATGGTACTTTTAATGAAAATAACCTGCCTGAATACACCCCTTACCTTACTCCAGTAACTTCGCCAAGACCGATTGCACCTACAAGGGTAAACGAGATAATATATAAACAATATATTTTAGACACTAACTTATACAAGCCAAAAGACAATTATAGCTCTAATGGTATTACTCATACGATCTTGCCGGATGGAACGATTGAGTCTAAGGGGACAAGTACTATTAGTTGGTCTACAATTGGCAATTATCAGTTAGTTCTAGAGCCTGGAATCTATGAATTTAGTAGAAGTAGTGCTGATTGGTCTGTATCTCTTGACTCTAATACCGGTAGAAATCATACATTAGCCTCAATGAGATCGGGGCAAGGAAGAACTATCTTTGAGATCACGAAGAAAGAAACTGGCGTTTATTTAGCTTTTCTACCTGGAGCTGGTAGTACGATGAATAATATTGCCAAATTTAGTATCAAGAAGGCTATTAGCGCGATAGTTGCAGTTACCGATAAAAACTTGTTAAAAATTGGGACTGGCACTACTTCAAACGGTCTTTTTTCATCAGTAGCAGATGACGGGACTATAGCTTATTCAGGACAAATGACTAGTAGCTGGGCGAACATTACTAGCTATATTGATTTTGATTGTCCACTACCATCTGGTACATACACATTATCTATCGACCATCCTAAATCCCATAGAATTGTCTTCAAATATAAGATGGCTAATGGCTTGACTTCAGAAATTAGCGCCAATCTTACGGCAACTTCAACTTCTAGAACTTTTACCACAACGCAGCCAATTGTTGCTGGATACTTATATATTGCGGCAGCAAATGGTTCAAAATTAGATGATACGGTTAAGGCTCAGCTAGAAGTTGGAAACGTGGCTACTGATATAGTAAGCTACGAGGAACAGAGTTTTACTTTGCCTGAGAATGATAACTTATATAAACTCACAGACGATGTCTATGATGAGATTAAGCTAGAAAATGGCGTAGCTAAATTAATCAAACGAGTCGGTAAACTAGAGTTGAGCGGCGACGAAGAAAAGATTACTTATTGCTATACTTCAAAGGCTGGCACTATTGGATTTAAATATAAAAATCCATCTGGCGAGACAATTTTTACGCAGCAAAATTCCACAGCGAATATTATTTGCTCACATTTGACCGCTATCAATGAGGATGCGGTATATACAACAAGAGAAAACAAAACGGGCGTAGCAATCTATGGCGGTTATAATAATTTTCCAAAGTATTCTAGCACTATGGGCTTTTGGTTCACTGTTCCCGACCAACTCAACCTTGGTATCACCGACGTTGCCTCTTTCAAAAACTGGCTCAAATCAGAGAAAGTCAAGGGTACCCCAGTTACTGTCTACTATGAATTAAAGGAGCCTCAAATCACTGAACTTGGCAGAACTAATCTCAATCAGGTTTATATTACCGATACTCACCTAGAACTCGGAAACGGCATCAAAGAAACCATTAAAGGTATCGCTCCAACCGTTACACAAACAGATTACGCAAGAGCAGGTGGAATCACTAAGACCATTTATAATACTGAAATTAAGGTCGATAAACAGAAGCAAGAGATTGAATCGATCGTTTCTAGACAAACACAAGTAGACCAACAGATTACTGATGAATTTTCGAAGATTACACAAAATATTAAGAATGTAGTCACTACAATTCAGACTACAGGTGGTGGCAATCTTATCAAGAACTCTGTTGGTTATGCTAAAAACCAAGATGGAACGTTAGTAGAATGGACTAAGAATAACACTGGTGAGATTAAAAGCTATACTAGTCCAGAATCCAAATCTTATGGCGCTATTTCTGGCAATGCAATTGAACTTAAAAAGGGCGCTAGTATTACTCAGAGACTCAACGTGGCGTCTAGTGGCAAAATTCCATATTCTTTATCATTTAGAGCTAAAAAAGGCGCCATAGGTACCGCTACAGTTAAATTAAGCAATACTATCGATAGCTTTGTAATTACAATTCCTGAAGGTAAAGAGATTATATGGCAGAATTACGATTTAACCAACCTTGACCCTAGCATGAACTATCTTGATATTACGGTATCGACCAGTAATAACTGTGAGCAGTTCTTAATTACTGACTTAATGGTTAATATGGGCGATCAGTCAATTCCTTGGGTGCAAGCTAATGGTGAAATCCTTAATACTCAGGTAGCAGTTAACGACCAAGGTATGATGGTCTCTTCAAGTGTCTATTCTGGAGATTATGTTCAAATCACGCCTCTTGGTATGAGTGGCCACTCTAATGTTACGGGTACCGATGAAGAGGTTTTTAAGCTGAACCGTGATGTTACTGAAACATCTAAGCTGAGTGCTAGAAAAGAAATTTCTATGGATCCCATTAAAATTATCCCAGTAAAAGATGGTGATATGGCTGGATGGAACTTTGTAGGGTAGGAGGTAAAAAATGAATAACGGCAACTTTGAGACAAGAAACACGGGCGGTGCTGGTTATCCTAATCGTCTTAGATTCGAGTGGTGGTTGATCGAGCAAGATATTGCTGGTAATCGCTCTAGAATTGGATTTAAACTCTTTGGTACTGGCGGAACTGCCCCATCTTCTTGGGTTAAGCTTTTTAAGGCTTACGCTAATGTGGCAGGTCAGACTTGGAGTACTGGGGCGCATAATCTTTACAATGGAACTATCCTAGTCCAAGGCGATAAATGGATTGGCCATAACGCTGATGGCACTGGTTGGTTTGAGACTTATGCGGATGGTGCAATCTATAAGGCTAATTACAACTCGTTCGGTAAAAGAGGCTGGAATTTACCAACAATCCCAAGAGCTTCACAGCCATCTATTAGGACCTTTCCAAATAATACGCCAGACTTTAATTTAGGCGAAACAATTATGATCCACATGAACGCCGTGAACGGTTCATTCAGACACACTGTTTACTTCTTGTATGGAGATAAGACATATAAAATCGCTGAAAACATAAGTGCTAACTGTCAATTCAATACGGATCTAGTAGCAGAAGATATTTACAAGATTACTACTTCAAAAAAGGCATATTCAGGTCAGATCAAGGTTGATACGTTCTTAAATGGTAATTTAACTGGAAGTAAAACCTGTCATTATAATGCACATTTAGTGGATGTTGAGCCTACTTTTACTGACTTTACATATTTTGATTCAAACGGAACGACAAAAGCCATTACTGGCAACGATCAGGTATTTATTCAAGGTCAATCTCGATTATCTGTGAAGATCGCTAAAGAGAAAAAGGCTGAAGCTAAAAAATATGCAACGATGACTAAGTACTTAGCCTCTGCTTTTGGCATCTCTGTTACGAAAAACTACTCGGCAACTTCTGACGTACAAATTGACATTGGGGCTGTGAATGCCAGCACTAATCAGATAGTAAGCGTGTCAGCGATAGATTCTCGCGAATTTACTACTACTAAGACCAAAAATATTGCTGTAATTCCCTATTCAAGACCAACCATAAACGTTTCTGCTGGTCGTAAGGGTAATTTCGAAAATGAGACTATTGCAAAAATTAGCGGCAATATTGCCTCTTTAAAAATTGGTAATATTGAAAAGAATGGCATATTAAGCCTAAAGTGCCGGACCAAGTCTAGTATGGATTCTAATTTTGGTCCCGCACAAAACGTACCATTTACCATTGGTTCAGACATGATATTGAGAGTGCCGGACTTTCATATCGCTCTTGATAACACTTTAAAGCACACACTTGAATTTGAAGTTATAGATAAACTATCTAGTGTTAAGGTTTATGTCGAGATTGATGTTGGTATCCCTATATTTAGAATTTCGACTAAGACCAAGAAGCTTTACAATAATGAAGAAAGAGTCTTAACAGAAAGAGATACTATACCAGCTAATAAGATTCAGGGGCCAGTATTAGTAAAATTTTCAGCAACAGCGACTCCTTATGGGGTTCTTGATAATGGTAAGGTTGTATACCGCAGGATAATAATTGGTAATGGCGATATCCCTTCCACTATTCCGTTCCAGTCTTTCACGCAGATCATATCTGCCACAATGACCGCCCAGCATAAAAGTTCTGGCAATAACTGGCGTACCATCCCGTGGCTATATAACAGTAACGATACTAACTGGTCGGGTGGCTTCGTCATTAATGGCGATAATAGGCAGATACTCACACAGATTGGAGCGGAACTTCGCAAATGTAGCTCGTGGTGTGTGGTTGTTGATTTCTGCGCGGATTAATATGTTATAATGCTTATAGCTACTCCAGTTTGCAACTTTCTGGGCGAGAAGTAGCAAACTCATTTTTCTCTGCTCTGACTTAGCGTATGCTATAATCAAAGCAAATCTACGACTACGTTCCCCAAGCGTAGTCGTTTTTTATGTAAAGGAAAAACAATGTTAGATAAAATTATTGCAGCGGCAGTTGGAGCAGGCATCTTAGGATCTGCATATCTGCTAGATCTTCTTATTGGAATTGTAAAAGTCATCTTTACTCCCAATCTAAAATGGTCTTGGAAAAAGATGTTCCAAGATCTAGTTAAGGCTATCATTTGGGCTACTGGAGTCATCGGAACAGTAGCTTTGCTTGAAATCACAAACTGGTATGCTAAAAAAGTTGGAGCAGATATGTCATTTTTGCAGGACGCTTCATTTCCTATTTTAATTGCAGGTATTTTAGGTGGTGTCGGTTGGTATTTAACCAATACGCTCAAAAACATTGTTGCTTTCATTAATAAGAAGACAGAAGTAAAGATAGACGAGTCGCAGGCAGATTATACAGGTTTAACTTCTGATGTAGTAAAGACGGCTAAAGAAATTGCAGAACTCATCACTCCTAAACATACTGTCAATAATACCCAAACAGACGAAAAAGCTAAACCTACAGAAGAAGAAATTATAGAGGTTGGGCAAGGAGGAGATAATCCTTTATCTAGGAGACTGCCTGATGGTGATAACGATTATGGTAAGGGATGGCAATGTACTAAATATTCATGGTATCTAGCTTCTGGTATTCGAATGAATTATACTCCACATCCTGATTATGGACCATGTGATGGTCAAGATATGGTAAATTATCTCGTCAATAAGCTTGGCTGGGTACGATGTGGCAAGCGTAATGGTGCTATTTTTGCATATTCTGCAGGTGCTTATGGTCATACCGGTAATGTTGTAGATGCAGCAAATAATATCGTAAATGATGCCAACTGGACGCCACTTCGAGTTTCTACACATTATCTTAATCTTGATGCTGTGGAAGCTGTCTATGCTTGTCCTAAATCCATGTTGGAAGCTGAGAAACCTAAACCAGCTTTAGTTCCTGCAACTCCTACTCCTGCACCACAGCCAGCTCCAAGTAATGAAGTTAGCTACACTTATCAAGAAGGCGATACGTTCGGTGCTGTAATATTGAAACTTGGTCTTCAAACTAATCATGGTCTATGGGACAAGGTTAATGGAGATGTAGCTTTTTATACAAATCAACTTTATGAACAAGGTATTTATGGGAATATTCCAGTTGGTACGACTATTAAATTAAGACGAAGACAATAATGAAAATTGCGGTGGAGGACATTACAGCGTTTATTTCTGTAGTGGCTGGTGTAATTACGGGAGGGCTTGTTATCTTTAAGTTTGTAAACTCTATCGTACAAAAGTGGATATGTAGCCTACTTAAGCCAGTAAACGATAGAATAGACGAGTCTAACAGAATTATAATGGCTAGACTCGATGCAAACGCTGAAGAACTTAAACAAATGCAGCTCGAACAATACAAGAACTTCTTAACTAGATATCTTGCTGATATTGAACGAGATACTGAACTAACAGAAATTGAGCTTGAACGTTTTAACGACATCTATACAAAATATGACAACCTTGGCGGCAATTCATATGTCCATAGAAAAATTGACAAATATAAAGAACAAGGTAAACTATAAGTAGGAGCAAGAACTATTAAGTTATTGTTGAGAGATTTTATAAAGACCTAGAAATAGGTCTTTATTTTTTATTTACAATAAAAAAGCCCCTAAGTAGGGGCTAAGGGGAGGAATTATGCAATTGTTAAGAACTTATCTATCAATGGAATTACTTTTGTGCCGTCTTTTACGTAAGCTAACAGGTATTCGTGCTGATTCTTATCTATTAGATCCATCAAATTTAGCCCAATCTCATGGGCACCATCAAATTCGACTTCGAGATTATAGTTGAACACGGTGTTATCTTGAATGTCTTTAAACCTGCAGTTAAACCCAGCTAAGCAGTATTTAAACTCACCAATTCTCTCTTGAGGAATTGATATATCAACAATAAAATGCAAACGCATAAAATCACCTCCTTATAAATGTTCTCCCACTTATATTTAAGTATAACAGAAATAAATATATAACAATTAAGATATGAAGATATAACAATTAAGGCTAGACTAACAGCGACAGAACAGCCAGTTTAGTCAACTTAAGATATAATAATAGGCTTAACTTGATATAACAAAAATACCCCAGAAAGTGTTATTTTTGATAAGAGTTCACTAATGATAGTACTTTATGTGAATTGATAGTTTTCATTGTTTCTCCTAATCTGTATAGCCTATACTTATAATCACATCCTTAATATCACCGAGCTTTTTAAGTTGCCTCTTTTGTCTCTTGCGAAGTCTATGATGATAAATCTTACGAACTCTCTTGTCTCTGCCTTTTCTGCAGTGATAACAAGAACATCCAGTGTGCATCTTAGCGTTTATCATCGCGTACTCCTTAGGTACTCGTCAATAATTTGCTTGCATTCATCAAACCCGACCCCAAACTCTGCTCTATAACCCCTCGCACGCAGGTTTTCAAGCATTCCTGCTTGTTCTTCAATATGTTTATCAAACCAATCTCCCTTTTTGCGGATTTTAGTGTCGCCTTTCAAGATCTTTTTTGCATCTTTATCGCGTTTTAATTTTGTGCCGTCTTTTTTAATTTCGATATAGAGTCCGAAATAAAGCCCCCACTCACGTACAGGACTATTCCATACATTCGTACTTGATTCAGCTATAAATAGATCTGGATAGCCCCTTTCCTGATGTAGCCTCTTGTGCTTCGCTGCTTGACCAGGTGTCAATTTAAGATCGGCTGCGAGATCGAAGCGATAGATTACGTCTGGGTATTGTTTCTGCAAGTATCGAGCGATCTGCTCGTAGAGATTATGTTCGGAGTTGTATTTTATCGGTCTAATAGCCATGTCAAAATATCATCCTTGCCCATACGTTTAGATATTTTTCGTTTTAGTCGCTTTGCTTCTTCGGCTAAATCATCACAACCAGCATCTTCTAAGTGGCAAATTACTTCGCCAAGGTCACTCCATGCATAATCGAGATATTCCTCTTTATCTATTCTGCTCATTATTATTCCTCTTCACTTGATTTAATTAAATGGTTAATTTTAAACAATGCCTCTTGAGTCTGTTTGCTATGTATTTGTAGCGCAGATCTGATAACAAGTAGATCTTCATAACTCAGATCAGCTTCATTTGGCAGTAGAATATCCATTTTCTCTCTCTTTTTTTAATAACTCTTCTAGTGTTACAGGCATGAAGTTATTCACATCTACCCCAACATTGAACGCATTCTCTTCTTTTAGCTGTAATTCTTCTTTAGAATGGACATGACCATATAGGTGGATTGAGCCATAGCGTTTAAGATTCCAGTTCTGTATTGGGTAGTGAAAGAGAATAACCGTACGCCCCTCATCTTCTATCTCTAAGTAATGGTGTACTGAATCAAATAGACTACAAAGGTTTTTATTCCTAGTGAAGTAATCGTGATTGCCTATGATCAAATGCTTTTTACACTTTATTCTTTTGATTAACTGACTAACTTTGTTTGGGGTCTTCTCTAATGTGAAGTCTCCTAGAATATAAAGTTCGTCATTATCTGAAAGTCGGTAATTGTTATTATCGATGATAGTGTTATTCATCTCCTCAATTGAGCTAAATGGTCTATTCTCGTATTTAATGATGTTTGTATGTGATAGATGTAAATCAGATGTATAGTATTTCATTTTTGAATCACCTCCATGTTTTTTGGCTAAACTCCCAGAGTTCACCAAAGTCCTTAACGGTTGGGTGCGCTCCGTCCGCTAAGGTAGTATTTTTGTTAAATTTATCAAAGCTTTCATTGCAGTCATAAAAATAGTAGCTGAAATCCTCGCCGAGGAGATCTAGTACTACGTCCATGATTAAGTCAGAAGCGCTAGGAAAGCCAACAAATCCCATGTAGACTTTGTATTTTCCATTTATAGTTTCGAGATTATTACTTAATTCTTTTTCGTAATTCTCCTGCCTAGAGTAGGCTTCTGCTAATTTTATGAATGCTCCCTTACTTAATTTATTTGTCATTTGTTGTTTTCTCCTTGCTCTTCATGTCCATACAAAACCTCTAACGGAGCATCTCGAAAGAACCTACCAATACTAGATATTTCTGGATAGAATTTAGTAACCTCATCAGGCTTAGACAATTCTGAATAGTCATATTTAGAGGCGTATTCTAATAATGGGTGCATTCTTAACGCCCTAATCACAAGTGCAATTTGCTCCCTTGACGGCAGTGGAATATTGCCAAAAAGACTGCTATCCTGAATAAGTGTCGGTATGATGTAGTCAACGATATTCTGCCTATTAGGCATTGTCTTAGTTTTATGCCCTGTGTACAAGCAACGACATCGTGGGGCGAAGAGAAACTGGGTATCATCTTCCATATGCTAACCTATATATCCTTCATACATCATTTATTTTGCCTCCGTGCCATAAACGCCACGATGTTCACGTTCAGCCTTACGATAAGTCAGCCAGAGGATAGCCTCATCAATCTTATCTATGGCTAATTGATTCTCACGGCAAGGCAGTTTGTTGTTATAATCGGTTAGTTTTGCTCGGGCAATAATAAGTAGGTCTTCAATGAAGATGCCATTTCTCTCTGTGCTAGCAGTACTGCCAGTTTGAAATTTAATATCTAAGACCTTTCTGTCGTTAATCTCTTCGATACACCTATCTGCCATATCATGGTCTTTGATACTAAATAGTTTTTCTAATGCGTTATAATTCATGTTTTTCCTTTCTAGCCCCACACTTACCACACTTGCCGTTTATTGTATGTGTCATACAGTAGCAGTTTTTGCAGAGGCTGACTTGGGTGTTATCTTTCATCTTGTTTAGCTCTTTATCAACATTAAATTTTTTCTTTTTGCTTGCCATACGGATTTTTGCCCAGTAGATTTGCTTGTCGCTCTTAGAATGCATGGCAGGCTTATGAGAACTAAGCTTTCCCCAATCTACTGGTACATCAAATTCATTCTTCTTCATTAGTCTTGGTTTCCGATCCAATTTCTATGTACTCTGGTTCACGAGACTCAAAAAGTGCTATAATCAGTTCCATTCCATTATAGAATCCACACATATACTCATTTGTAATATTTTGTCTTTGTATCCCAAGTATATATTTTGCTGTTTTTATTTTTTCAGCGAATAATTTATTCTTCATTTTTATTCTCCAATAATTCAGGATTATTATGAATATCACCGATAATCTCATACTGACTCGATAGGCGTCTAGCCAAGACAAATACTTCTGTGCATTTTGGTTCAGTTAGTAAACCTATATATGGGCTAGCCTTGTCCTCAACAACAACGAAATTATCTATGAAACGCTTATCATATGGAAATCTCATCCTTATGATGTCGCCAACATATATCATCTTTCCATTCTTATCTAGAACGCCAGTAGCATGTTCAACGACAAAGTTTTTTTGATTAACATATTGTATTTTGACGCTGTCTCCTGCAAAGTTAAAAAACATTAACTTGCCATTACTATCAAGGAGAAGAAAATCAGATAATCCATAATCATTGGTTTCTTTATCTAGAACCCTAAATCCTAATTCACGCATTTTACTCCTTTAAATTTAAATACTCCTGGGCTAGCTTCTTCCCATCCACTACACATATTGGCGTTAGTAATGAATAAAAAGTCGTCGGTTTCAATCTTCATCTTTATTTCTCTTAAAAAATTGTATTACCTTTTATAATTTGCCTATTTGTTAGATAGGTTATTTTATCCTCTTCAAAACGATAGTCGTGAATATTAGATACTACCTCATATCTATGTTTGCCACTGGCAGCTAGACGAACTTTATCTTGCCCAGTATAAATTGGTGATAATTCAAAATCGCATTGTAAAAAATTCCACATTACTGCATAATCACCATGATTAACAACACGAATGATGTCATTTTCATAAATCATTTTATTATTTTTATCTTTAATGCCAATAAATTGCTCGAATACTAAAGTAGTGTAGTCTGCACTGTCCGTTAATTTATAATAATCAGAATCAACATATTTATTAATTAAAGTATTAAATATCTTAATATTCTTGTTTTGAGGACAAATATCAACATATTTGAAATTACAAAATTTAGTTTTATGTTTAGCACCAAATTCAGCTTTATAGAGATCATACCTGGGCACTTTTTCTTAAACAAATACGCACAAATTTTAAAAGATGAAATTCGCAAAAATGGCTGTGTGCCGTTTGAATTTAACTGCATAGGCGTGGATGATGGCATCGCGATGGGGCATGGTGGCATGCTATATAGCTTGC